ATCTCGTCGGAGGCGAAGGAAATGTTCAGAGGAATGCTGTATTCCTTTATGTATCCTTTCCTTTTCAGATGCTCAAATGCTGCCTTAATTGCCATTTTTAATCATCGCTCCTTTCTTAAATATTGATTAACGCGCAGTCATTGTCGTAACGGCAGTCACCACGCCCTTCAACGAAATGATATCCGACGTCATGATCGCTGATGCGTACACACAACTTATCTTGTGTGCCATAATTTTCAGCAAAGTCATTGAAGTCTTTGTAATCTTCGTAGAAGTTTTCATCATCTACATTTTCAAGCATAACGTTATAATTATGCTCAGTTGCTTCAAAATACAAATAAGTACTTATCGACTTTCTAGAAGTCTGAATTTCTATATCACTGATGTCTTTCTTGAAATCTTCAATATATGCTTTGATTTCTTTTAGTTGGTGTTCAGCGTCATAAATCTTGCATTCTAATTCATATAAATCTTCTTCAGTTGGATATTCATAGTAACACATGAATTCTGCGATTCTCAAAAATGAGAATGCCTCTTCAACATCATCAAACTTATATTCTTTTCCCAACTCTTCGCATTCTTCAATCATTTCTTCTGAAAAGCTATAATCTTCATCATCCTTGTATTCAAAATAATATTCTAAGTCATCGTTTGCTAGATCAATGACTTCCTGTTTCTTTTCATTCAATTCTTCTTTCAATGTGTCAATGTAATTGTGCTTCATGTTTGTCTCCTCCTTGGGGATTTCTCCCCTCCCTCTTTCCACTATTATATTAACATATATACGTACGTATGTAAATAGAAAGCATGAAATTTATTGAAAAAATTATATTTTATACAAAAAATAGGGTGATGCTTTCACATCACCCTTACAAAACAATATAACACTAAACTTTTTTGATATATTTTGATGATACGTAACCACGCTTGCCTTTATATTCAATCAAGTACCATCCTTTTTGCGCAGTCACGATCTTGACAACTGCACCTTTTTTAAGTGGACTGAATGTACACTTACCAGCTAACACTGAAGGCTGTTTTCTTACGTTCAATGCACTAGCGATAACCTTTGCACTGTTTGCACTTGTAACCTGTTTAGGTTTAGCGGTTGCTGCTTTTGGTTCAGCATCATATGTTGGATAACCAAAACCAAGAACCTTGCTGTAACCAATTTTGTAGCATTTGTTGTTTACTGAACCGCCATTATCTACTACACCAGCATCACTTGAAGTATTGCCTTCCATAGTATAAAAATAGCCATTACCGACTGCTGTTACAATAGCGATGTGGTTAGCGCCAGCATGTCTTGAACCCTTGAAAAATACAAGTGCACCAACTTTAGGTGTAGAACCGTATCTTCCATGTTTAATGAAAGCCTGTCTGATATGTTCACATGATGCTGATTTCCCATAAATGAGCTTGCAGTCACCGTAGGCTTCATTGAAAATCCAAGAGATGTACTCGGCGCACCAGTAAGCAGGGTTTAGTCCATACCAGGCACCATATTTTGTGTAATTCTTATCACCAGCATTCTTTGTCTTATTGTTCAGATATGCATTACTTCTTTTTTCAAGATAACCATTTTCGCTCTTAGCAACTTTGATTACCTTGCTCGCATAATTCTTTGTAGCCATATTATCATTCACCCTTCTTAGTTTCTAGTTTGATGACGCGTTCTTTAATCTTTTCAACTTCATGATCAAGCTTTTCGATAGCTGACTTATTTTCATCATGTCTTTTCCACTGCGTTGACTGATTATTTTCAACAATACATAACCGCTGATTCAGTCTAGTTATCTGATCTTGAACGTTTGCGATAGCCACACTGATTTGTGTAAGCTGATTGCATTCCTGATCATGCTTAAGATTGACCTTAATGAAGTTGGCATTCATTTCATTTTTAAAATCATCATAATTCTTTTGTTCCTTCTTGGAATCAGTCTTGCTTTTCATAATCCTGTCATAGACTGAGAAGATGAAAGTACAGCACCCAATAACGAACATAACAGTAGCAGTAACGTTCAACGTGATCACCCCATTAGATTCTTGCATCTGAATCACTTGGAACATATGTACCGTCATCTTCTACCGCATCAAATTTAATTTCTTCATTGTCATCACCGATTGGATTACCAACAATTGTTAAGTCTAAATTTGCATCACTAGGATACGCATAAGTGCGTGCGCGTGGTGAATCACCAATACCTTCCGTTGTTGGATCTTCTATGATACCAATGATTGCGATTAAACCGAAGACAGCATTAACGACTGCTGCTAGTTTGTTTCCTAAATCTCCAAAGTCTGGCTGATATCCGAATACATTAGCGACAACCTGGATCACCAATAGTGTCGCCGGAATCATCTTGAGCCACCAGCTACGATTGCGTACTCTGACGCGCCAGTTGACTGATTTGATTAATTTTACCATTTTTCTTTGTCCTCACTTTCTGATTGAAATCAGATTTTGTTCTATGGCGTTGTAATACGACGTTTTCAAACATCCACTTTTTAAGTCTGTCCGCTTTTACATGTCTGAGCATTTCGTAATATGAACAGATTGACTGATTCGCCTCAAATAGAGAAATCTCTTCTCTTGCGTACAGCTTGCACACTTGCATCATATTTCGCTGTGCATTTCTTGATGACTGTTTTGTCAGCTTTCTCCACCCTGGATAGATACGGCATCCTACAAACGTGATTCCATCTCTTACATATCCTATTGTCGTCTTCCTGTTCAGACTAAGGTGCAGTCTTTCCTCGAGAAACGCGTCGATCTTGTCGAGACAGTAATGTGCATCAGCGAGTGATGTCTCCTTGTCATCAAATTCAAGAATCATGTCATCCACATAACGAATGTAGAAATGAACCTTGAGTTCATGTTTGACATACTGATCAAGCTCGTTGAGGCATATATTTGCGAATAGCTGACTTGTGAGATTCCCGACTGGCATCCCCACATCGTAGAGCATATCCTCTCTCGCGACATCGTCTATCGTTAGCCCCGGAGGCAGACCGAAGGCTGTATGTTCGCAGTTTATAATTGTGTTCATTAAAGATACAAATTCCGGATCGTTTGGATATTCTCTTTTGACGATATTCATCAGCACTTCGTGAGATACTCTATAAAAATATTTTGAGATATCAAGTTTTAGATATCTTGCATTTCTGTTTCGTCTCACTGTTAGCGAGCTCCATTTTTGAAGTGTATCTGCAGCTTTTATAGGTCCTTTTCCTGCTCTGCACCCGTACGAATGATATATCATTTTGCGGTCGAAGTATTTATTTACTTGCAGGAATATAGCCCACTGTACGACTCTGTCCCTGAATTTTAGCCCCATAATAAGTCTTTTCTTCGGCTCGTATATATAAAACTGATGATATCTCCCGACTTTATACGTTCCCCACAAAAGCTCATTTTGTAGCTGAATGATATTTTCTTCAAGTCTCTTGGTGAACTGCATCGCATCGGGTTTGTACCACTTCTCGCTTGAAGTAAGATAGTATGCTTCTAGCAGGTTGTCCCATGAAGCAATCTTTTCTATCAGCTGTATTCTTCTTGGATGTCCTTGTGTTTCTTCATCCGTCATATTCAAAATCCTTTCTAAAAAAATAACCGCGCGTGGCATCCTGATATTTCGCAGGTAGTCTGCGCGGGTTCTTCTCTGCTATCGTCGCAGAGAATGAGTATCTTCGACTGCGCTTTTGTCAGCCTGGAGGCGTCTCCCTTATCTCTCTTTATTATCGGCTCAGCCTTAACTGTCCGATTTAAATGCGAGAGGCAAGCAGCGCGGAGCCCGATGTTGCTGTTCGAGTTCGAGCGAGCGTTGTTGCCGTTCAAAGCAAACACACCGCTCCTAGCGCCGTTGTTCCAGTTGCCACCGCGATAGAACGAGCACCGACTTTACACGAAACGTCCCCATTGCCTTTTTTATTTAGTTGATTTTATCCATGCACCAAGCATGCAGCCAATCTCATTTAGTTCTTTTGACCACACTTCATGAAGTCCTGGTGAGATAAGTCTGTTGCGTGGATTTACTGCTGTATCGATTAAAGCTCTTAGAATATCCAATTGCACATCTATCTTTCTCTGATACGTCTTTTTGGATCCATGGGCTTTATTTGCTGCAATTGCCAAAGTTAACATTTCTAGATATGCATCGTTCATTTTATGCTGATATGAGAATTTATACGGTTTCTTCATATGCTTTGTTCTCTCATCTAAAAACATCATACTTCTTGTGATTGCTGTTCTTATTCTTAACTCGCGTATATTTTCTGGATAATATTTTTCATTTTCATTCATTGTCTATCACCTAAATATTTTTTATAAGTCTGGGCGAAAAAGGCTTTTCACCCAGACAGTCAGATTTACTGATCTTCGTCAACATAAGCAGCGCGGAGCCCGATGTCGATGCC